GCAGCAAGGTCTTGATAGCTCTTATCAATAAAAGGTTGTATTTTCTGTTCGCAGACTTTATCCATGAAGGCGATGATTGCATCAGGATTCGATTTGTCTTTATACACCGTATTAACAAGCTCACCAAGACGGAGATAAATCGAGTCTGTGTCTGAGGCGATAACATAATCTTCATTCTGTGTTTTTAATAATTTATTTAAATATCCATTTAGTGCTTTTTCAATCCAACGAATACTTAGTTGACCAGCCGTGGTGACACCCAAGGCCATACGCAAATCATAGAATCTAAAATATTGAGAACCTAAAGCACCATAAGCACTATTAAGTGATACTTTTTTAGCTAACTGTAGGTTGTCGTATCTGGCAACAAGGTTTTTAATTTCACGTTTTTTAGATTCGTCAGTTTCATTTTCATAATCTTGTTTAGACTTCAACATTAACTTTTTAAATTTCTTCCGATCTTCATACATTTCTTCCAACATTTTAGGAAGAAAACCTTGTATATCAGTTCTAAAAAATTGTCCGTTAGGAGTTAAAGTAACATCTTTCAACTTATTAGTATCTATACTACCGTTTAAAAGACGATCAACATTTATAACCTGACCTAAAACATCACGCATTTCATCATCATAATCATCAGGTTCAATTAATGTCTCAGGTGAAATATTGTATTGCATCATCAAGTGAGGATACAAAGAGTTCAAATCGAATGATGCAACCCAATCATGTGCGCCGACTTGCGGCTCTTTAACATAGGCACCTTCAAAAGCCTCAGTTTTATTTTTTACTATTTTTGGTGGCACAATAATCTTTTTTTCAAACAAGTAAGAATAGATTAGAGAATCCCACATTCTTGTTTGTGCAAAAATATCTTCATAGTTTGTCTTTGTATCGTATGCCAAAGTTAAACCAAGTTCAATTAGTTTTAATTTACTTTCAAGTTCAATGACAAGTTCAACGTCAACAATGTTATACTCAATAAACTTTTGAAAGTTTAAACGATAAAGTTGGTGAAGATTATCATATTCAGAGTAATCAATTTTTTTCTTACCAAGTTCTACGTGTGCGATATTATCAAGACGATACGATTCTTGTGACTTGCCACCAGGCGCATACCATTTGTACAACTCAATATAATCTAGTGTGGCTATTCCTGTTAAATCGTAAGAAGTAACATTTTTACCACGAATAACTTTTTCACGAGCATACACATTATTCCACGGCGAAAGTTTTCTTGTGACTTCTTCTCCGAGAATACGATTGAATCGATTTACAAGATAGGGAATATCAAAGAACTTAATATTCCAACCAGAAACAACATCAGGATAATCTTTCTCCCAATCAGTTAGAAATGTTCTACATAATGTATATTCATCACGACATTTAATGTAGGTTACATTCTTATCTTTATTTGTTTCATCTTTTTCTTTATCATAATCACCACAACCATAAACGACCATATCACCATTCAAACTACGAATAGCGATAGCAGTAATTGGTTCTGTAGCCTTATATGGATCAGGAAAACCATTTTCAGATCCAACCTCAATATCGATGATACTTATTTTTAGTTCATCGATATTCCAGTCAATCATACCAGGTTGTGTCTCAGCGATAAATGCATATTCAAAACTAGAGTTGCCATATATCTTGAAGTTTTGTACTTCTTCATACCTTTTGGTGAAGTCGCGAGCTGAACGTATATTCTCAAACTTTTTAGGTTCGAGATTATCATTGAAAAGAGTTTTCCATTCTGTTGTTTTGTTGACTGGTAAAAACAAAGTCGGAGAGTATTCTATTTTTAGTTTAACTCTCCGACCGTTCTTTACACCTCGAAACAGAATATTATTTCCGTAAGTTGATACGTTGGTGTAGTATTGATTCATTTAAGATAGTGTAGACGCGATTTGAATTCCTGATCCGAAAATTCTATTATATTGATTTTCTAAATCAACAATAGGATGATTGATAGTAAGAATGTCACTATTGTTCACTTTAATCCCTGTTTTAAATTCTTCACTATACTCTAAAAAAGGAGAGAAGGCAATACCACCCTCAGGATTAGAGGCTGAAGGAGGAATAGAAACCACTTGAACTGGTTCTTTTATCAAAATACCGATATCACCCTCGTCTACAACTTTTGCGAGAATGGTATGATTTGTTTTGAAAGTAATTAATTTAATTGTCATTATACTTTTATCTCCATTTTAGAATCATAAACATCAAGTGTTAACCACCTTTTTGGGAAGAGCATTTCTCTACCCATAAAATCCTTCATATCATAAGTTGGATCATCAACCAATCCAATAAGTTCAACCATATCATCGTATTCACGATGAACTAAATCATACTTATAAGCTTTAGGAAGCTTTGGGTTATCACTCAATAGTTTTTTGATTACTTCATTTAGCATTTATTGCTCCTCACTTATTAACAAACTTACTGAAATTAGGTGGTTGCCACCCTTCTGGTTTTAAAACTTTACCATCTTCACGTTTTAAAACTCTTTGTGTTTCTCTATCTATTTTTTTAAGATTACTTAATGCACCTTCATCCCAAATTTTATTACAAGGCCAACCTCGGGACAACATGTAGCCAACAATAACCCATATTGTATCAAAACATGCGTCAATTGTCAAGACATCATCGTTTAATTGCCTAGCATCTAAAAATTCTTGGTATTCTTCTTTGATTAAATTCAAATATAACTCTGCCTGCAATGAGTTTTCTTCGCCAATGGTTTGACCTGCGGCAGACATGAAAGTTGCAACATCAGTAAAAATTTTAGTCATAATGTTTTCCTCATTTCAGATTCATAAGTTCTTTGCCTCAATTCAGAAGAACTGAATCTATGTGTCCTTGAATTGTAGTATGTTCGTATACCTCTTGCATCACAAATGTCTTTACCTGTTAGGTGTTTATCTTTATATTCTACACCACAAATTCTGATAGTAATAGGAAGAAACATCAACAAATCTTCTAAATCTTTTTCTGTTTCATATACAACAATCTCATCTACAAACTTTACAGCAGATAACTGAACATATCTTTCCACAATGCTTTGAACTGGTTTATTTTTTGTTCCAGGTCTATCAATCGTTGGATCAGTTTGTAATCCTATAATCAAGTAATCACAAACTTGTTTACATTCTGCAAGCATTAATATGTGACCTGCATGAAGAAGATCAAAAGTAGAACAAGTAAAACCTACAGGTTTTCCTATCATATTATCAGGCAACACTAACATATTTTTCACCTTATTTTAATTCTCAAGACTATAATTATCTGAAATTTTCATTACCTTTATACCACACTTTTCTAAAAATTTTAAACCACTATCATCCCTATATGTTTCTTTATAAAAGACTCTAGTTATTCCAGACTGATGTATTAACTTAGCGCAGTGTATACAAGGTGCATGAGTAACAAATAGATAAGAACCTTCAGTTGAATTCGTGGATTTGGCCACTTTAGAAATGGCATTTGATTCTGCATGAATCACTTCATCTCTTGTAACAGTATTGTATCTTTTACCACGTTCTTCATGTGGCCACCGTTGTTCTATTTCTTCTACAGTTAATGTATCTACAACATCAGAAGGCATGTACTCTTTTCTTTCACAAGTATTTACCCAACCTGATGGCATGCCGTTGTAACCTATACCTATGATAGTATCTTCCTTGACGATAACAGCACCAACTTTCAATCGTTCAGCTGAAGATAGCTGTGCATAAACTTCAGCCACTTTCATATGAGCACGAATGAATTTTTGTTTCATTCTTCAGTCTCAACCTGAACAACTTTATTTTTATTTTTTCTTTTTTCTCTTGGGGGTTCAATTGATCCTAAGATAATACCACTTATCATTAGGTTTTTGAATTCGCTACGCCGATCTTTTGGTATTGTAGCGAGTAAGCGTTTTGTTTCTTTCGGTAAACGAAAGCTTCGATCTTTTTTCATCATATAGATTTTCTCCATAAATGGGGCCAAAGGCCCCATGTTTTAAGCTGCTTTTACTTCTTTTTTATTTTCTTGAAGAAGTGTTGGCTCAAAGAACTTTAATTCACTACCAATTTCAATACGTTTTGGTTTTTTATGTTCTGGAATAACATTGATAAGACCAATACGTAAAATGCCATCTTTAATTTCTGAACTGTGTACTTCTACAGTATCAGCAATGGTAATGTTTTTAGTAAATGAACGTGTAGCAATTCCACGATGTAGATATGTAGCTTGTCCCATATCTTCATTCTGTTTCATTCCTACAATCTTTAATGAACCTTCTTGTCTTGTGATTTCAATTTCGTCTTTTGAAAAACCAGCTACAGCTAGTTCAACAATATAACGATTATCATCAACTTTAATAATATTATGGTGTGGAAAATTGGAAGGTTTTACTTCTTCACCTAACATTTTTTCGACATCACGTAGAAAATTTTCAAAGCCAAGAGTTTGATGGAACAAAGGTCCAAAAGCAATACGTCCTACTGTCATAGTTTTCTCCTTAAATAAGCAAGTTAATAAAAACGTGATCCGTTAGGCATCACGACTCTTTGGCGACCACAAATGCTTGTCGATTCACCAAAAAAGTTCTTTGAGGATT